GTCGAGCTGGGAAAGACACGGTTGTTTTGTGTTGGCTCGCTATCTCATTTAATTTGGTCTGTTAAGTGGATGGGTGGTCTCGTTTCAGAAATGAAACGATGTCGCTTGTCCTCTGATGTAGCCATTGGTACAAATGTTCATGCGTTTGATTGGAAAATGATTTATGCTAAAATCGCTCAGCTTGACGGTCTTTTTGATCTCGCTTGTGGCGATTTTGGTAATTTTGATTCTAGTCAATATGCTATGTTTGGAGAATGGTTGGGTGAAGCGTGTGCACCTATGTTCAGATTTCCGAAAGGAAGTTTTGAAGATCGGTGTATTCGTGCAGTTTGTTGTTCTGCTGTTGCTCCGTTGCTAGTTGTTATTGATAAGGTTTATTGGATGGATTATGATAATGCTTCTGGTAATTGGTTGACAGGATTCTTGAATTCATTTGTGAATATCTTGATGTTTAATTTCATTCTTCATCAAATACAGTATGAGAATCGAGAGGTTGATCCTGATTTTTATCAGGCTCAACGTCGTATGATTTTAGTTCTCATTGTGTATGGTGATGACAATGTTTGGGGAATACTTAAGAAGTACTCCAAATATTTCAACATGAAGATATTTGCGAAGTGGGTTTATGAATTGTTTGGTATGACTTATACCAAAGCAACGAAGGGAGATATTGATTCTGATTTTGTTCTGAAAGATGAACTGTCATTTCTTTGTCGAAAATTTGTTCCAACTGGTCCATTTGGGGGTAATGTTAAAGCTCCATTGGATGAAGATTCTATTTATTCCATGTTAATGTGGATTAGAGAACCTTCTAAAACAGCTGTTCCACAAGTTACTTTCGAGGAACAGTTTCAAATTAATCTTGAAACCGCATGCCAGGAATGGTATCATTATGGTAAGGAGAGATTTGAAGTAGAAACAAATAAGATGAAAAATTTTTGTCGAGCCACTGGTATTGAGTTTCCGGGCCATGATTATATGGTCTATCAGAACCGATGGCTTGACCATCAGCAAAAATAATTTTCTTGTTAGCCTGACGTGAAGGCTTAATTGTCACGTCGTTTCTCAATCGTCAAATTGAGGTTATACTTAACTTTAAGTCCGTTTTGCAGCGTGATATTTGCTACAATTGTTTCTAGGAGCTATATGCTCTTGGAAGTGTGAGAAAGATCTTGTTTAGGTGTCTACGCCTATTCATTGCTTCTCACTTGTATAAGTGGAATTTATCGCTCGGGAGGAAGGTCGTGAATCCTGAGTTTAATTATAGAATCGATCGCGGAAATGAAGACAGAGAGTAATTTTGAGTTGGAGTTGGGTGGAGAAAATGATGTTAAGATAGAGGAAGGTTTAGCTACTTTTCAGGATCAGGAACAACAGACGAAAGTTATTTCGGATGCTGTTCCTGAACCGTTAGTTGCTAATCCGTATCCGGATCAAACACCAAAAGAGATTTTGGAGAGATGGTATTATTATACTGTGATTAATTTTAGCAAGACGACTTCGTCTGGCTTTACACGGTTTTTGCCGTTTCTTAAACTTGTTCAATCCGGAGCTATAGGATCAGCTTTGAGAACCTTTCGTTATTTGCGATGGAAGGCAATTGAGATGCGTTTTCAGATGAGTTCGGTGCCTCAAGTTTATGGATGGGTGGCGTTTATGTCGCTTCCTTTGGATATGACCGTATCGGCTGATCCTCAAGTGTTTATGTCCTTTCAGGACACTACATTTTTGGATTTTTCTGTTCAAGATGATGTACAGGTTTCCATTCCTTGGAGACATCCGGACCAGTGGTGTGATTGGTATGATCAGCTTCAACTTGCTTCCTCTAATCAGGTGGACAGGTTGGTTTATGCTCAGTTGTACAATCCTGCGAATCCTGTTAATGTGCTTCAGTCTACTGCAAGTGGGACTGTTGCTATTAACGTTTTTGTTCGTTTTGTTGATCCGGAAGCTTCTGGACACATTGATGATTTTGATGATTATCAGGGTCAGATGAAAGGCTCGTTTAATTTCTTTGGAAGAGGGGTTGATCCTAATCTTGCTTTCAAGGATGAAACCCATGCCCATTATTTTGGCGTGGAAAAGGAGGCGAAAGCGCAGAATGCAACTGCGCCTGATCCTGAACCTGATGACCCTGATCTACGAAACAATCCGTTTGGTTCGTTGGTCACGTCTCACTCCAGATACGTTGCTGGAACTGGGACGCAAATTGCGCCTTGTAGAGATCAAACTATTAGGGAAATAATTAGTATGCCTACTTGTATTGGATATGGTATAGTAGCATATAGTGATACGTTGAAGTTGTTACACGATTTTAATGTGTTATCCTATTCTAGGGTAGCCTATATGAGTCAGTTTTTCCGAATGTGGAGAGGGTCTAGAAAGTTAACATTAGTGTTGTTTTCTACGCCTTTTATTTCTGCAAGATATAACGTTGTTGTAGCTTGGGGCAAGACTACCCCTACTGGTACAGTTGGAAA